AAAGGAATAATAGGAACATTAAGACCTGATGGGTTTCAATGGTCTGAAACAAGAAGTTTAGAAGTAACTGCAATTGGTTCAGGATTTGATAGCAGTAATGTAGAACAATATTATCATGGAGATACAGAAGGATATGTGTATAAACATGATACAGGAAATAGTTTTGATGGAACAAACATACTTGCACGTTACGAAACACCCAACTATGATTACGGAGATTTAGGAACTTTAAAAACTTTACATTATGTTAGAGTATCTGCAAGTGCAGAAGGCATTGTAGAACCAGATGTACAAGTTAGATTTGATTACGGAAATACAGATATACCTCAACCCCCAGACTTATTTGATATAGGAGTTATAAATCCTCCTTCAAAGTTTGGTGATGCATTGTTTAATACAAATGTATTTGGTGGTGGAGATAACCCTTTAATAAGAATTCCATTACAAGGGAGTGGAACAAGTAATAATTTTACCATTATAAGTGATGATACAAAAGCACCATATACTATAAATGGTTTTTACGTAGACTATATACCTTCAGGCAGGAGATAATAAATGGCACAAACATATACACGACAGAGTTCGTTTGCAGATGGAGATACAGTTACTGCTGCATTGTTTAATAATGAATACAATCAATTAGTAAATGCATTTGCATACAGTTCAAGTAGTGCTAGTTCTACAGGACACAGACACGATGGTACAGCAGGACAGGGTGGAAACATACACACTATCGGTGACTTAGACTTTTTAAACAAGATTGTCGTAGACGATTCAAACAAGATGGAGCTATCGTACCTGTTACAGATAGTGACATAGACTTAGGAACAACTGGTGTAAGATTTAAAGATGCTTACATAGACTCAGTAACTACTACAGGCAATGTAGCTGTAGGTGGTAACTTAACAGTAACAGGAACAACTACCTTTAATGGTGGTACAATTACAATGGGTGATGCAGCTACAGACAATGTAGTCTTTGGAGCTGACATAGACTCAAACATTATACCTGACGATGATAATGCCTATGACCTTGGTAGCTCATCACAAGAATGGAAAGATTTATACATCGATGGAACAGCCAACATCGATAGTCTTGTAGCAGACACAGCAGATATAAATGGTGGTACAGTTGATGGTGCAATTATTGGTGGGTCAAGTGCAGCAGCTATAACAGGTACAACAATCACAGGTACTAGCTTTGTTATAGGTAGTGCTGATATATCTGAAGCAGAACTAGAAACAATTGATGGAGTTACAGCAGGAACTGTTGCAGCTTCTAAGGCTATTGTAGTAGATAGCAACAAAGACTTTACAGGTGCTAGAAACATTACACTTACTGGAGAACTTGATGCAGGTTCATTAGATGTAAGTGGTGATGTAGATGTAGATGGTACACTTGAAACAGATGCACTATCTATTAATGGTACAGCAGTTACTTCAACTGCAGCAGAACTCAACATACTTGATGGAGTTACAAGCACCGCAGCAGAACTAAACATCCTTGATGGTGTAACCAGTACTGCAGCCGAGATTAATATTCTTGATGGTGTTACAAGTACAGCAGCAGAGATAAATGTTCTTGATGGTATTACTTCAACAGTTGCAGAACTAAACATCCTTGATGGTGTTACAGCAAGTGCCACAGACATAAACCTTATAGATGGTATTACGAATGGTACTGTTATAGCTAGTAAAGCTATCATAACAGATTCAAACAAAGACATTAGTGGTGGTAGAAACATAACCATTAGTGGTGAGTTAGATGCAGGGTCACTTGACGTATCAGGTGATGCAGACATAGATGGAACACTAGAAGCTGATGCAATTACTATAGGTGGTGTTACACTAGCAGAAACAATTAGTGATACTGTTGGAGCTATGGTTAGTTCTAATACAGAGACAAACATTACAGTAACCTATCAAGACTCAGACAATACATTAGACTTTGCCTTTAGTGGTTCAGCAGATACAACAGGTAACGCAGCCACAGCCACAGCTTTAGAGACTGCTAGAACTATACATGGTGTATCATTTGATGGTACAGCTAATATAGATTTATCCGAAGTCGTACAAGATACTGTCGGTGCTATGTTCTCAAGTAATACTGAAACAAATATTACTGCAACTTATGAAGACTCAGATGGTACAATAGATTTAGTTATTGGTACATTAAACCAAGACACTACAGGTTTAGCAGCTACAGCAACCGCATTAGCTACAGCAAGAACCATACATGGTGTGAGCTTTGATGGAACAGCAAACATAGACCTATCAGAAGTTGTACAAGATACAGTAGGAGCTATGTTTAGTTCTAATACTGAATCAGGTATTACAGTTGATTATCAAGATGGTGATGGTACAATAGACTTAACAGTAGGAACTCTTAACCAAAATACAACAGGCTCTGCAGCTACATTAACAACTGCAAGAACAATTGGTGGAGTAAGCTTTGATGGTTCAGCCAACATAGTACCTACAACCTTTGCAGCAGCTACATTCTCAGATGACGTAAATATAGATAGTGGATTATTATTTGCAGATGTAAGTGCTAATAGAGTTGGTATTAATCAAGCATCTCCTGATGTCTCTTTAGACTTAGGTGCAAACACAGATGCTGTTCACATGCCTACAGGTAATACAGCACAAAGACCCGGAAGTCCTGCAGCAGGTTACTTTAGATATAACTCAGAGACTGCTAAGTTTGAAGGCTACACAAGTGAGTGGGGTTCAATAGCAGGTGGTGGTTCAGGTACAAACATGGATACCAACATCTTTGCAGGTGATGGAAGCGATACAACCTTTACACTTTCTACAGCACCAGATACTGAACAAAACTTAATGGTCTTTATTGATGGTGTATTTCAAGCACACGATAGTTATTCAGTTTCAGGAACAACATTAACATTTAGTACAGCTCCTGCTACTGGTAGAGTTATTACAGCTTATCATAGCACAACAACAGTTGGTGGTTCAAACAATACTATCAATACAATGACTGGTGACAATAGTGATACAACATTGACACTATCTGTTGCACCAGTACACGAGAACAACGTACAGGTTTATTTTGATGGAGTATATCAAAGCAAATCTAACTATGCAATCTCTGGAACTACATTAACATTCTCTACTGCTCCTCCTACAGGTGTGCTAGTAGAAGCAATTACAAATACAAATACTTCAAGCACTACAGCTAATCAATTACTTGATGCTGATGGTGACACAATGATTCAGGTTGAAGAAAGCTCTGATGAAGATAAGATACGTTTTGATACTGGTGGTACTGAAAGAGTTATTATAGATTCTACAGGTGTAGGCATAGGAACTTCAAGTCCTTCTTATAAACTTACAATCAATAGTGCAGACGAAGACCATTTAAGATTTGAAAATGGTTCAGAGTTAGGTTTTATAAGGTTAATGGATACAGGAATATTAGACCTTTGGGCACATGGTTCAGATGAAATAACTTTTACAAATGGTACTGGTTCAGGCACAGAAAGAATGCGTATTGATAGTAATGGTACGGTCAAAATAGGTTCAACTACTGCTTTTGCAGCGGGTGCAGCCGTATTACATTTACATCAACCAGATGCAACTTCAAACGCTTATCTTCATATAACCCAACAAGATGGAGGTTCAACCTCGTCAGATGGTATGTCAATAGGTGTTCTAGATGGTGGTGCTAACGCAGTAATCAGATTAAGAGAAAATGGTTTCTTAGCAACTTACACAAATAATACAGAAAGAATGCGTATTACGTCAGCAGGTTCATTGTTAGTAGGTGCTACTGGTGTACCTGAAGGTACGCCTAGTGTTTTTGCATTTGCAACAAGCAGTAATACTGCTTTTGGGACACAAAATACAACAACAGGTGCTACAAATTATGCAATGATTTTTTATGCAAATAATACAAATATTAATGGAAGTATAAATGTTACAAACACAGCTACACAATTTAATACGTCTTCAGACTACAGATTAAAAGAAAATATTACTCCTATAAAAAATGGTTTAGAAAGACTAAACAATCTAAACCCAGTCAAGTTTGATTGGAAAGAAGATGGTACATCAAGCGAAGGTTTTATAGCACACGAAGCACACGAAGTATTTCCAGATGCGGTTACAGGAGAAAAAGACGGCGAAAAAATGCAGTCAATGGACTACGGAAGAATTACCCCATTACTTGTAAAAGCTATACAAGAACAACAAACAATAATAGAAGACTTAAAAACTAGAATAGAAACCTTAGAAGGATAAAGACATGACAACAAAAA